AAACTGCGAAATAATGCCCGCCATAGATGCCGCCATACCTACGATATGCGTATCGGCGCCGCAATCCTCGATGGCCTGAATAATATTGAACCCGTCGTAGACCTGACCGCCCGGGGAATTGATGTAAACACAGACTTGTCGGCCGGCTTGTTTATGGTAATACATTTCCTCCGCGAACCATGACCCACGGATTCCTGTTCCGGTTTCTGGATTGTATCCTATCTCATCATAAAGCAACATTATAGCGGTGGTTCCAGCGTCACCAGGAACGCCGTAAGCCCGGGTGTACTTGGTGCCTTTTGCGATGTGTTCGATTGACTTGTCCATAAATTATTTTTAAAATGTTTTGTAAATATTATTTACTTTTTATTTCTTTGATCCATGGTTAACGGCGCTCACTGCTCAATCACTGTTAAAGACCGATTTTCCAGGAAAATCCGTCGTGTGTCCTTTTTACTCCGATTCAAGGTCTGGTTAATGGCCCTGGGTTTATGCTCATGTTCTGATATGGTTGATCAAAATCATTTCGGTGTAGACCCTGTTTTGCGCCCTTTTTACGATTCCTTCATGGAGGAATGTAAAGCGAGGAATTTAAAACTTGCTCGCGGAGAACAAGATCTTTCTGTGGGTGTTGCCAAACTCGAGTATCCACATGAGGGAATTACATACTATGACCGTAAATCCATCGTTATAAACGAGGCTCTTATCAGAAGCAATATTGGACATCCGTACAACGATCACGTCGATTCAATGGAGGTTCAATATGTAGTTTGGCATGAATTAGCCCACTATTTTCTCGACCGGGGACATCTTCCGCCGGGATCACTTACAATTATGACGGCTCGATCTGACTTTTTACTACAATACATGCACAAGCCAGACACCACCCATTTAATGAATCAGGAACTTTTCAGGATCCCGAATTAAGGCGCATAATGGATTACAATCCATCCACGATTATATCCTGTGGAATCGTATCCCGTACCATCAAACCAGCCGAGGTGCCCGTCGCCGTCAGGTGACGCAACACGACCTAAGTTAATATTTGTTGAGTCCACGCCATTCGAGTATCCGGACGGCTTGTGGTATGCACTTTGTGTTGTCTGACTAAGCAGATCACTATAAAATGTATCCGCGTCGTCTCTTACAATTACCTGAAAACTCCGGATCTTTTTAAAGTCTGCCAATCCATGAGGAACGGCTATTGTGGCGGTTGAATCCATATTCCAGTCGCCAATATTCACAACCTTCGTGATCAATCCGCCTGGATTTTGGGCATTTCGCAGGGTTATTTCGGATTGTATGTCCTGATTCAATCCCACGTTAAACCTGCGATCGTCTGGATCTGTGGTGGTTGTAATGCTGATTTTCTGGCCTGATCCTGGCGCCGCGCCAATCTTGGCGGCTTTTTCAATGATCAATGTTTTGTTTGCGCCGTCGGCAAATTGCTTTGTAATGTTATTTACCGCGTCCGGCTGAATGTACGTCGGTAGCGTTACGCCGGTTTGTGCCGGTAGTCGCATGAATTCGCCATTCAGAAACACAATACCGGCGCTAATATTGTACGGGCCGCCGCCTGTAATTACACATCCTGTCAGGATTACACCCTCCGAATCCGATAAGAATCTCGACATTAATCCTTCGATCGTATCCCAAAACTCCAAATTGAGTTCGGTATTCAGTCGGTTGTTATTCAGTGGCGCGCCGCCGTCAGGAATGGGGTTGTTATATTTTTTCATTAGTAGCTAATAACGTTAAACAGTTTGCCGCCGAGTTTTAATTTAGTTACCTCCGCTCTAACACGTCGGTCGATCTCGGGAGAGTAGAAAGCCATCGGAACTTTGACGATAAAATCGTATGTGTCGACCGGTTCGGACTCGTTGTAAATATAAGTCGGTTTTACCTCATCTTCATTATAAGTGAAAATAGGTTCAATCCCTTCCCCTTCATTGTAAGAATAATTGAATGTGGCGACGCTGGTTTGTGTCTCTACGATTATGCCGGTGGTTGCAAAGATCGTGTTTAATGCCGCCTGCATTACCATTTTTTGGGAATTGAATTTGGCACGTAGTCTTAAATCAGACTCCCATGCGGCATTATTATCCATTGCTACTTGTAGCCCTGAAACCAATGATGCCAGCCAGTCCAGAAACGAAACGCCTCGTAACTCTGGTGGGCAATTCTTGGTAGCCTGATTACGCCAATTTGTTTGGAAAAATCCCATTATACTTGTTCTTGTACCATTGTGATTGTGTCGTCCAGCGTATCGCCGGCGTGATCCTCTGAAATAATGTGTCCGGCGACCGGATCGTAATAACCCTGAATTGGGATTGAGATTCCGGATCCAAAAGCAGTGGCCGACGACCGACCATCCAACGCGATTAATTCAACGCGATTAACGCCCGGAACTTGCTGGATGGCGTCTACCAGTCGGATAATATATACGCGGCCACCGAATGAATCGTTTGCAAAACTTTGTAGGAAAGCGTTAATAGCCGCAACCACATTAGTTTTAACATCGTTTTCCACATATTGTCCGAAATAAAATACGTTCGCCTCTATCCTGATCCTGTCGGGATCCATCGTAATAAATTGGGCCTTTACGCCAGAAAACCCGATTCCCTCCGTGGTGTCAGTTCCATAATAATAATCCTTTACGGCTTGTAATTCAGTATTTGTTAAGGGTAAAAATGGGGGCGCGCTGCCTTTTGCAATTTTTATCCCCACCACTCCCGATCCTATATCTTTTACGGCGCATTGGGTAATAATGCGTTTCGTTAGATCGATCACATCGTACACCGGAACGAAATCCACCAAATCAATTACATCGCCAAACTGAAATTTAAACATTTGGGCTTGGATCCACTTGTTATTCCCTGGCGCTGTCGTGTCGGCTACTTTCTGAATATCCGACTTTGTTTTGTCGAGTATCACCTCAAACGTGAATACACAAATAGCCACGATCTCGAGGATGAGGTTAAACACGCTAACGGCCGATCCGCCGTCCTCCGGGAACTTGAAAGCGTTTAGGCTCGGGTAAGTCCTTACCGTGGCCTTCATTCCGGTTAAAATCTCGTCTTTGCTTCGCGCCATTTATTCGTGGAGTTGGGTTACGGTTATGTCAGGTTCCACACCCACGCGGATAGAATCGGTTTTACGAGTGTACGCCGATGTCTTGGTGTAAACAGTCGTATAATCAATATAAGGCTCGTTGACGTTATCAAATTCCTCGTCGAGATCGGTAAGGACTTCGCAAAGAGAGGAAAATTGGACGCTGTCGTTCGGGTTGCCACGTAGTGTCTGTATAAACTCATCAAAATTATCCTGAAAATCCAAATCATCCAAGCGCTCGAACGTCATGTGTTGCATTGCGAACCGAAATCGGATCGTTAAATCAACACGTTTTATCCCGAGGGAATAGCTTTTCACATCATCCACAATGAACTCAATGAAGATGGCAGGCGTACGATATGGGTTTTGTTTCTTATCAATCCGCTCCCTGGTAGTCTGCCCGCGCCACATTTCCACCGTTTTAATCTGCGGTAGCTTGCTGTTAATCCTGGCCTTGAGGAAATTAAAAAGCGCTTTCATAATACCCGTTTCATTTTTTGTTTAAAAATACGAATATTCTGTTTGTTCAGGGTGTCGGAGTTGCCCATAAACTGGCGCTTGGGTAGGTTCTTGGTTCCTTCGTTGTGGTATTTCATGTAATATGCCTCCGCCTCGATGGTGATTTTGGTTCCTATAATCGATTTAACATGGATCGACTGTCGGCCGTGTCCGGTTTTTACCAATATCTTACGGCTTGGTTCTGGCTTTTTCTTAGGCGCCCACCGGCTGACCGTTACGTCTATAAAGCCTTGTGCCTCGAATACATTAACTTTAAAGAAGTTAACCGAATTATTGGCAATAGCCCTTAACGCGGACTGTCGGGCCCGGTAAAACTTTTGGAGTTTCGCTTTAAGATCTATTTTGCCAAACTGTTTCATAAAAAAGGGGAACCCGTCCCCGTTTACGTTTTCTCACGAATTCCGATCAAATGAGAGTTTGTGGCAAGGGTCGGTTTATCCAAATCGGGGAAAACTTCATAGTTCTTGCAAGCAAGCCGGGAGGCCGTTTTCTCCGTTAGGATTCGTGAGCGCGCAGAGCCATAACGTACGCCATGTTTCATATCCCATTTGCCCCTCCCGTTAGTTCGGTACATATAAGTTAAAATTATTGTCCTTGAGATCCTTGTCACCTTTCTCTACAAAGAAATACGGGTGTTTCGCGGGATCAAAAATTAACTTATCTATTCCTGGGTTCATATCGAACACCTCCGGAAATTCCGGCGTCCCGAATTCAGGCAATTCGCGGTTTGAGCGCTTACCCTTCATTTCTTGAGTCAGGAAACAACGGCAGTTCCATCCATTTTTTGGGGCGTAATGCCTCCAAATTGGATCGTCAACGCGGGCGGTCAGTCCCTCGAGCGCTGCGTGTTGATCCCTGACGTGTCCGTCTAATTGTGTATGATATTTAAGCCATGGAAATTCCTCTTTGTTCTTTTCAAAGTGCAACCAGTCGCGGGCACTTTGAGCCTGACCAACCGCGGTAGCGTACTCGGTTTTCAGGTAATTTTTATTATACACATCAAACACCGTTTTAGCCAGTTTTTTAAACTCGGTGTATGGGCTTTTCAGGCCGTTTTCATAAATAAAGTCGCTCATTGTTACGACTTGTTGATATTGCTTGGCGGCTGAAAATTGAAAGATGTTTTTACGGATCGAGCGGATTGTAATACCCTCTGGTGAGAAGTCGCCAAAGTCGGCCACTTTACCCTTAAATCCTTTCTCCGCTCCGCTCTGCAGATACCCACCAGTCAATTCGTGGTAGGTCTTATCCAGGGTGTTTTTGGTGATTTCCTCATTGTATATCCTACGGACATAATCGTCCTCGTATTCATCGGAAAACGGAGGATCCGGTGGTAATTCAGTACTATTGAGCGGTAGCATACAATTCCCGGAGGGCGGAGTTAACTTTTACTTTTACCGGCTTATTAGGATCGATTTTAACCGGATCTGGCGCATCCTCGAGTTTAATATTATACTTTTCCTCAAGGTATGGTTTGGCTGGCTTGTAGCCCATTTGTGCGATTCGTAAATCGATCTGGCTTTGTTCGTCCAGGGTGAGTTTTTCGGATGTATCCCATTTGAATTTAAGATTTTCAAAGTTATACAACCCCAACGCCGTTAGCTTTGGTAATACGTAGTAATTAATGATCCTGGACACAAACTTAGCGTCCGAATCACCGTATAGGTTAGCCACGTTTTCCCCAACCTCTCCCACTACCCGGCCAGTGTTATTGCTTACCACATCTTGCCCAAAAATCAGTTTTGCCAGGTTCTTGTCGGTCGTGTCCATTAACGACTCGTAAACCTTATACGCGTCTGTTCTGGATGTGCCACCGAAAATGATCTCGTCCTCTTTATCGATCACACCGTAACCACTTGAACCAAGTTTTTTAAGCGTATCCAAAAAGGCTTGGCGTGCGTCACCCTCCGCGTACGTCTTGCCGTATCGAATATCCATCCCGAATACTTCCGCCCATTCACTCCAATTCTCCGCGCAATTATTCTTAAACAGGACGTATTTAACAGCCGAAACCATGATTCCCATGTCGTGGCGTCGGCCGACGAAAAGGAGATTTTTATCCCATGGGCCACCCTCAAATGGAATCCCGTCAACAAAGGCAGGATCTTTAACAATTACCCCGAATTCAGGTTTTACGTTGTCTGGCTCAATCACATTAATTGGATCATGGACACGGTTATTTACATCCCTATAGGATGTAAGTTTCCCATTCACAACCGGGCCAAACTCAATCAATCGGAATCCCCATAATTTAGATTCCAGGATCTCGTCCATGAGATCCATAAACCATTGTGTTTCTAATATAGCCTTTGCATCGTCGACCGGATTATCGTTTTTATCCAGGATCCGGAATTCCTTTTCGATCGTTTTTAACTTCCGGGTTGTCCATTGGGATCTTAATTGCGGATCGCGGTAGATCTCGCGGTAAATCCGGTGGAGTTGCTCCCGGTTATAGGTTACGATATTCTCACAATCATCCAAGGCCCATTTAAGCCTTAGCATATCCTCACGCATGCGATACTTTTGCTTTTGCGTGATGTAGTTTGCGGGAGTGGATTTCCTTACCGTGCTATTGGTTTGGCTCATGGTATGTTCGGATTGAGTTGTGGGTCGGTAAATTCTTTGCTTATGAACTTGTAAGCGGAATAGATTTCAATGCGGTTTTTGCCTGCCGTGTCCTCCACTGCTTTTTCCGGCAGATCCCAAATCAAAACGCCGTCTCGGACTTGCGCTAATTCGCCGTCCTTTCCACAAATGTGGTCGTAGATTTTTTGCCGCATTTCCGGAATATCATGCGGATTCAATGTGAAATGTAAGTTGTACAATGCGATGTGAATCGTAACCCGAATTACATTTGGATTCCTGGTGTTGTCGGTCTTTGCGAACTCTGTCGACATATCAAACCTAACACTCAAGTATCCTTTAACCTCGGCTATTGCCATATCTATGGCATTGGACAAACATTCGTCTGCCGTTAATCCTGACGTTTCAACGGCTTGAGTTAGTATTTCGTCGAGTAGATTGATAGCGATAAGACGCGAAAAATCCGATTTAACAAGGTACGCCATTTATCGGTGGTTAAAATCCGAACGTTCTTTCCCGGCAAGATATTCACGTTGTCGGTTCCCACGAAGGTATAAATTAAATTCCGAACGGAACAACATCGTTAAAAAGTAATCGTTCGCGTCGGTTATATGGTGGTATCGCTCGAATGACACACCGCCATCGTCTTTATCCTTCTCCT